CAACAGGCAACACAGCGCCATACACAACAACAGGCGCACTTGCTTCAACAGCGGCTACAGATACATCTGCATACGCAACAGGTTATGACGGAATTCTTCCAACAGTTCTTAACCCAACCATCTCAGGTGCTATCAACAACATTAACTCAACATTCTCAACCTCTAACCCAGGCGCAGAATTCCAGCAAGTCTTTGGACAACTTTACGATGCCGTAAAGGCTGACCCAGACGAGATCCTGCTCAACGGTCAAGATCGTAAGCAACTCTCAGACACAATCAAGAATGGTTCAACTGCAAACTATCGTCTAAATCTCTCACAAACAGAGACTGGTGACTATGTTGGCGGTGCTGTAATTGGCGCGCTTAACAACGAAATCACTGGCAAGATGGTAAACCTCACAGTTCACCCTTGGCTTCCACAGGGCGTTGCTCCTGTACTTTCTTACACACTACCAATTCCTGACACAGAGGTATCTGATGTCTGGGCAAACGTACTTGTGCAAGACTATATGGGTATCCAATGGCCTGTTAACCAATTCTCATACGACTTCTCTACATACTTCCGCGGCACATTTATGTGCTACGCGCCAGCGTGGAACGGTGTTGTATCGGGAATTGTCTCTGCATAATGTGTCTTGAATGTGGTTGCAATCAACCTGCCGATAATCACGGCAGAGATGATGTATCAACCGCCGAGATGATTACAGAAAAGTAAAACTAAATAAGTTCCTGAGCACGAATTAAAACTGCTCACCAAACAAAATGATTCCCTCTCGTCCAACGGCAGGACAACAGCCTTTGAAGTTGTGAATCATAGTTCGAATCTATGGGGGGAAGCGCTATGACAAAGATTATCGGACCGAAAGGTATGAAGGAACTTGGCGTAAGCACTAAGACAGGACAAAGAGTGCTGCGTACCAGCCGCGATGGAATGTTCCACGTTACCGACAAAAAACTTATTAAAAAATTAAAAGACGAAGGCTTAACTGAGGCAAGTGCAAGCGGCGTCACAACCGCTAAAGGTTATCCGTGCAAAGCGTGCGGATTCGGTTCCTTTTTCAAACAATGTTCCAAGTGTGGAGAGATAAATGGCTAATGGATATGGTTACACCACGCAGTTACTAACAGTTCCTTATCTTACACTTGAAGAATACAGGGCCGCACCTACCGCTATTGACTTAGACAACCTAGTATTTTCCTCGCAAGATCCCGAAGTTCAGGATAATGAATTGCGCAATGTTATTGCCCGCGCATCCTCTTGGATGGATACATACTGCAACCAAACTTTAGGCGCTACTGTAGAGACCGAGCAGCAACGCTCACGCGTGAGCGGCGATGGGTCTATTAGATTTCACCCGCGCTTTAGTCCTATTGTGGCATTAACGGAATTCAATTATGGCTACCCAACCAATATGGCTTCGCTAGGCGATTGCTCTATTGCTTGGATTGAAGATCAACAAATTATTATTCCAAATGCCAACCTAGGTAACTGGACTTCGCAAGGACCACTATCATTTGGTTCTTACAATGGTGGACCAAGCAACACGGTATTTCTAAATTACACATATGTTGCTGGATATGCCAATACAACTTTCTCATCTTTATCTATTGTTGGAGCAACCGCAATTACGGTACAAGACCCTACTGGAATTATTGCTGGTCAAATGCTTACAATTTATGACGGAATAAATACAGAAAATGTTACAGTTGCAAGTACCTACACTTATGGTTCCTCAACAATTCCACTTACTCGCATATTACGCTATCCGCACGCGTTTGGTTCGGCAATTAGCGCACTTCCACCAGCAATTAAGCAAGCCGCAATTCTTGTAACCACAGCGTTCCTTAAAGTGCGTGGTGATAGTTCAATGACAATGATGGTCTCAACTCAACCATCTATGGCTACACCTGGTTCAGATAGATATGCTGACGAGTTAAGAACAGCCGCCAGTATCCTAGACACTTACAGCAGGATTAGATAAATGGGTAATGCAAACCCCAACAGCACCGTTGGTCGTGCACAGGTTAGACAAGTTCTCTACAACTTTATTAACCCGCCGCAAGTTGATGGTATCAACCAAGTCTTTACCTCACTACCTAAGCGTATTGACTTTCAAGTTAATGCACTACCAAACCAGCAAAGTCGCGTTGCGGTGGTCATATTTATTGAGTCAGAGACAGAAACGCGTATTGCTCTAGGTGGGTTTAATGGCACGGATGATGGCGCTCACGCTGGTTGGAAACGCATTGACTACACAGTAATTTTGCAATTGTTCCAGCATTCCTTGTCGCGTACCGCCGAGCAAGCGATGGATGATTTTGATTATGTTATAGATTGCCTTAAGGAACGACTACGTTCGGATCACACTTTTGGAGATCCAACTGGTGCGTTGATTTGGCAAGGTGCAGAACCGCAAATAGACGTAACTTATGGAGAACCTATGTCTCAAAAAGGAACATCCACCGAAACTTGGGCGTCAATGCGCTTTACAGTAACTCAAATGATACAGGCATAGGGAGAGAAATGGTTACATTCGTATACAAAGGCGAAGGCGAGCGCGTATTCCCCAGCATTGGGGTAACAGTAAAGCCAGGAGATAATTTTGAGGCGCCGAGTGATTTTTCCGCACCCGATGTCTTGCAAGTTAAAACACTAAAGGCAACACCTGCCGTAACTAAGGAGAATGAAGAATGACAGTACAAAATACAGCGCGGAGTTACTTAGGTATTGCCAAAGAAGTAACCAAAGGTACTCCCGTAGCACCAACAGATTTTATTGCAGTTGAATCATCCAAGTTAAAACCTGCGGATGTTATTGGTGAACTTACAGCATCCGATATGGCGCAAGGTTCGCTTGTAAAAGACTATGCTTATGTTCAGGGTCGCAGTAACTCAACATACGACTTTGGTGGCCCAGTTTACCCAGATACTATCGGATATGTACTTGGTGGAATTATGGGTAGCGTTGCGACATCAGGTTCAACTGCACCTTACACCCACACAATTTCGCTAAAGAATGCTTCGGCGGTAGCAGCAGATGCTCAACCTACTGCGTTTACGTTGACCGACTTTTATGCGGCAAATGTACGCGCATATCCTGGCATCCAAATTAGCGATATGACTTTAAAGTTCACGGCAGATGGTTTGTTGGACTATGATGCAAAAGCAATGGGCTGGTTATCACAAACAGCATCAACCCCAACACCCACATTCTCAACCGTGCTACCTACGCCAGTATGGCTTGCCACGGTATCTATTGCAGGAGCAACAGTTTCTAATGTTGTTGATGGCGATATTACATTGACTCGTCCAGTAACGCCTATCTTTGGGCTTGCTAATACAAAGGACCCTTATCAGGTATTTCTTGGCGCACTTGAGACTAAAGGTAAGTTTAAGTTTGTAATGGAAAATGATACAGAACTTACTCGTTACCTTACAAACACACAACCAGCAATGACACTTAACTGGTCACAAGGAACAGGTGCATCAGCAACACAGATTGCATTTACAGTTACAAAGGGTGCTTACACAGCCGCTGTTATTGCTCGCGACAAGGACTTTGTAGAAATTGATGTTGATGTTCGCGCTATTGCTAACACAACCGATGCAGGTTCAACTGGTGGCTACAGCAACATCAAGTGGACACTCCAGAACGCTAAACCTTCAGGTACATACCAGTAACCTGAGACAATGTTGGCTGGGGTAGGCCGCCTTCCCCTACCCCAGTTCAACCCAAACCCAACGAAGGCAGATGGAAGGAACCAATGTCAAGAATAATTACACTCCCAAGTGGAGCCACAGTCAAGTTACGCGACCCTGCAACCTTGCTTATTAAGGACCGCAATAAAGTCATTAAAGCGGCAGGAGACGAAGAAGGAATGATGCAAGCCGTTGCGTTAATTAACGGGTTGTTGTCGGTAATGATAGTTGAATGGTCGTTTGATCTAATCCCGCCAGCAATTAGAATTGCATCGCTTGAAGAACTCACGCCAAAAGACTTTAATGTGCTGGTTGAGGAAACCAAGTCAGCGCAGGACTACTTGTTCCCTGATATGGCCGAAGGAAGTGCAAACGACCCAAAAGTAGATATCGCCAACTCCAGCGACTAAAAGATGTATTGCTTGGTAGTTC